ATCCATCCAGGTCTCTGCGGTCATCAGCCTGGAGATCTCTTCCCGCTTCAGGCCTGTCCTGATCTCATAGGCAGTGATGATAGATTCCTTCACAGCCTTCAGCATATCGATGGCCTTCTCCATATCCCCTTCATTGCCCATGGCCATGGTCATCGGGTCATGGATCATCATACAGCTGGTCGGTGCCATCAGGACTGTCGTGCCTGCCATCGCGATCACAGAAGCTGCGGATGCGGCGATCCCATCGATCTTGACAGTTACATCAAATGGATAATCCATCAGCATGCTGTAGATCTGGGATGCCGCTATGCAGTCCCCACCAGGGCTGGACAGCCAGACTGTAACCGGGCCGCTTCCTGCCATCAGTTCGCTTTGGAACATCTCCGGGGTCACATCGTCATCGAACCATGATTTCTCGGCGATGGTGCCGTAGAGATACAGTTCCCTGGAAGAGGGATCGCTGCCCCAGTTCCAGAAGTGTTTTTTGTTCTTCATTCTGACTCCTTCCCGGCTGCACCACTGTTATTTCCTTCATCTGCAGCCTGAGTGTAATTATCTTCAGCAGACTGAGCTGCTGCATCAGCCTCATTACTACTTTTACCATCGGCCTGACTATTTCTTTCTGCATAGATCCCTGCATCCTCCAGCCGTATCATCGCGCCCTGGATCAGATGGTAGTTGCCGCCTTCTTCATCAGATAGCAGGTCCATGTTTTCCAGCCTGCGACAGTCATTCACACTGAGGATCCCGGAGGATACGCCTATGCGGTAGCCTTCCATGCGGGACTTATAATCCCCCCGGAGCAGTCCATCGACATTGAAGCGGATGCTGTATCTCTTCCGTTCTTCCAGGCTCAGCAGGGCTTTTGCCATGCTCTGTTCCCACCGGCTGATCCATGGAGCCAGTGTGTATTTCACGAATTCCAGGCTCTGTTCCTCTATATTCGAAAACGTAGCCCTGGATAAGTCCTGCAGCATATGAGGCGGGATACGGAAAATCCGGGCAATCTCCGTCAGCTGGTATTGCCGGGTTTCAAGAAGCTGCGAATCCTGCGGGCTCATGCTGATCGGTTTGAATGTGACGCCTTCTTCAAGGATCGCCACCCTCCCGGCGTTCCCTGTGCCTCCGTAAGCCTTCTCCCAGGAGTCACGCAGCTTGCTGACATCTTTGATCAGCGACGGTGTCTCAAGGACTCCTGCAGGCGTTGCCCCGTTTGACAGGAACCGGGAGCCATACTCATCTGCGGCAAGTCCCATGCCGACCGCATTCCGGCAGGCGGCGATCGGTGACATCCCGACCAGTCCGTCATAGCCTAATCCCGGGATATGGAGAATATCTTCTGGCAGCAGGATCACATCCGTACTTTCCATTGTCGGAGGCTCTCCGTTAAGCCGTTGATAGCGGTAATACAGCTGCCCGTTCTGGTCCCGCTCAACGGACATCCTATTCGGCATCAGGGGATACAGGCCTACCACTTCCTCGCGCCCGTTTCGCAGGATCTGTGCATAGCAGTTTCCCCACAGTAACAGATGAGTGACCATCACTTCCCGGAAGATAAAACTGGTCATCTCCGGGTTCGGCTCATCGTGGAGCAGGAAATAAAGGGGATGATCTTCTGCCCTGATCCTGTCGCCGTTCTCGCCTTTCTCATAAAGATGGAGCGGCAGGCTGGCAATGGACTCTGCAAGGATCCTCACACAGGCATACACAGCGGTCATCTGCATTGCGGAGCGTTCATTGACTGTCTTCCCGGCAGTGCTCTGTCCGAAGAAGAAACGGTATCCGGAACCGGCCGCACGGTCTTCTGCCCTCCGCCTGTTAAATAAACTCTGAAAAATGCTCATATTCTTTCCTTTCTCTGCTGTCAGGGGGGCATCCGGGTTTGAATCCGTCTGCGTCATGGATGCCTATGATCCGCCATGGATGCATCCTATCCGCCTTGGATGTTTCAGATCCACCATAGATGCTGCAAATGCATCATAGATGCCCTTGACAGGGGTGTTATACTGTAGGCGTACATACGCCTGCAGAGAGGTTGATTTTCTTACAGCAGCAGGATCCCTCTGTGCTCATACACGGATTCCTTCTGGCTGTTCTCGTTCCTGACCGTCCTGTCCAATGCCATGACCAGGGCAACTGCCAGGTCGATCTTCTCTATAGCTTTCGCTTTTGACAGCTTTATGTTTCCGGCAGCATCGGTCTGTATAACGGCATTGTCCATGCACCACCGGAGTACCGGGTGGCCGCAATGGGCTAGTTTCCTCTCCAGCGTCAGCCGCATCAGTTCCTTTGTCGGCGGGCTCATACTCGCCATGCCCTGGCCGAAGGGAACGACCGTCATACCTTCATCACTGAGATGCTGTATCAGCATCTGGGAATTCCAGCGGTCATACGCGATCTCACGGATGTCGTATATTTCTCTCAGTTCAAGGATCTTCGCTTCGATGGCTTCATAATCGACAACGGAGCCTTCGGTTGCCAGGATATAACCCTGCTTCTGCCACAGGTCATAGTTCACATGGTCACGCCGGGAACGCTGTGATATTGTCTCTTCCGGCACCCAGGCGAAGGGCAGGATGGAGTATGGAGCCTCCGGGTTTGCAGGTGGGAACACCAGCACAAGTGCCGTGAGGTCCTGCGTGGATGACAAATCCAGCCCTGCATAACAGGGACGGCCGCGGAGGGAACCGATATCTACAGGGGCATTGCATCTATCCCACCGCTCCATCGGCATCCACCGGACGGCCTGTTTCGTCCAGATATTGAGCCGCAGTGTTTTAAATACGTTCTCTTCACTTGGATTCTGCATGGCGGATTCACAGGCTTCACGGATAGCACTTTCCGGGAATGTCACTCCCATGGATGGGTTTGCTTTGCGCCAGGTCTCCGGCTTTGTCCAGTCATCATCGGGACCCGCGGCATAGACAACCGGGTAGATCGTGGAATCGGTCTTGCGGCCGCCCAGAAGGTCCTGTGCCTTCTGGAACAGCTCATAGCCGATGGAATGGATGTTGTCACCCGCCGTGCTGATGATGAACTGAAGAGGCTGCTTACGTGCATCACCGGAACCCTTGGTCAGGACATTGTAAAGGTCAGGGTTCTTTTGGACGTGTATCTCATCCACGATCACGCCATGTGCGGAAACGCCGTGGGCGCGGTCAGCATCAGAGGAAAGCACCTGATAGAAGCTGTTGGTCGGCAGGAAAACAATGCGCTTCCTGGAATCCAGTATCTTACACCGTTTCATCAGTGCCGGGGACAGGCGGATCATGTCGGCTGCTACATTGAACACAAGGCTTGCCATCTGCCTGTCCGCCGCCGCACCGTAAATCTCCGCCCGCTGTTCATGATCAGCGCAGAGGAGAAATAGCGCGATTGCTGCCGCGAGCTCGCTTTTTCCATTTTTCTTGGCGCAGAAAGCAATACACTGCTTGAATTGCCTGGTGCCATCTTCTTTAACAATGCCGAAAAGATCCCGGATGATCGTCTCCTGCCATGGCAGGAGCAGGAAAGGCTTTCGGTAAAACGCTCCTTTCGTATGGCTGAGGGACTGGATAAATGCCACAGCCCGGTCAGCCTTTTCTTTGTCATAATGCGACGTCGGCAGCATAAACCGCGTCGGCTTGTATACATATTTCTCCATAGCGGATCACGCTCCTTTTTTACTCACACTCCCTGCAGCATCGTATTCGTGCTGAGATGTAATTCACACTCGCAGCTACGATATGAGGGAGTTGTATTTTATTTCATAGGTGCCCGGATCTGTACACATGACCGATCATATACTCGTAGTCAGATGGTGCCAAAATTGGCACCGTCTATTTGTGGTCGGGTGGCAATGTTCCGAGCGGTCACATCCCCAGCAGCTTTTCCATGATATCGTCCTGGGGATTTCCGGTGACCGGCTCCCTGCAGTTTTCAGATACGATGCTGAATATCTGCTGAAACAAGATGTTTGCCTGCTTCAGATACCCTTGCGCCATTGTCACAAACGGGCTGGTGATCGCAGCTCCGGTTGTCGGATGCTTGGAGAGGAATCCCATCTCGTTGTTTATGCGCTCAAGCTGTATCCACCGGGCCATGGCCATGCTGTACTGCTCCAGAAGGTGGGGAGATACAAGATGCGCACAGTTTCTCTGCCGAAGCCATGAAGCCATCTGATCCCAGATTTCTTTACCATAGAGGTCTCCGAGACGCTGATCCTCCGAGAGGAACTCCCTGATGCTTTCCACATCTTCTCCGTCCAGGTCATCCTGCTCCGGCATTGCCAGGGCAATGGCCTTTTGCCCTTCCTGGACTTTCTCTGCCAGCGGCTTTTTCTTTCTTCCCGCACCGGGACGTTTGCCGCCACGGTTGGTTCCGTCTTTTGCCATAAAAACTCCTTTCTGCCAGCATCCTACTGGCTGATCCGGTTTGTAGACGGTGCAGAGATCTGCACCAGCTATCGTTTGATTTATTTGATTTCGTTTGATTATTTCAGAGCTAATCAAACAAACAGAGCATCCCGGATACCCTGAGACAATGCTCAAAATGTACTCGAAATGCCCTGTTCTTAAGGCTTCGTGCCAGTTACCAGATTTCGGCAGAGAGACTGAATATGCCCCTATTCCCCCGTTTGAATCAGGATTTTTGCACACGGCAGGGGGCGACGGTCTTCAGGCCTCCAACCGTCAGAGATATAACCCACCCCGGGGCTGTAATCAAACGGAATTCAAACGGTTTTCAAACGCAGATCGTTTTTCAAACAGAAATCAAAACGCTTCTTCACAAGTTGTTTTTCAACTGGAAATCAATGAATCTTCATCTTCACACCACAGTTCGGACAATAAGCATAGCCTGGAGAGTGTTCCACATCTGCCCGGCAGCTGTCTCCATCCGGTTCCCTGCCGCAGTCACTGCATTGCCAGCTGCCATGCTCGTACTCCCACTCTGCTCGGTTGTAATCCATCGGGTCACCCAGCATCGGTAGGCCCTGCCTGCCGTCGGCCTATGTCATAAACATCGGTGATGTCTTCTTCACATAGAACGTCCAGTTCAGGATGTCCGGTTCGGATGGGTAGAACCCACACAGAAGCATCAGCTCCTTAAATGCGTTATTGGTCATATAGACATTGGTACGATCCTGCAGGATATGCTTCATGCCGTAGCTGGTGTGATTGTGGAGAACCTTCCCAGCTGGTACCAGGTTGTACCGCAGCCACTCCACGCATTTCTCCTGCTCCTCCGGATCAAGGTCTGTGAAATGCTCCCGGTCGTTCCCGGTCTCGACAATATAGTCGCCGCCAATATTTCCGGTGTTGCGACGGACGGTGCACTCCACGCCTTCCTTGTCCAGCGCGTCAAAAAATCTGTTAAACATACGCTTCTCCTTCCACGGCGCTTCCTTCGACCGTTAACTGCCCTGTGATCTCCCATGCCATTGATCACTGCGATCCGCATGGGTACGGCTCTGGCAAGAGTCACACAGGTTCATAAGATAATCAAAGTTGTTGCTTCCGCCATCAGATAAAGAAAGCACATAGTCCCGGTTCCTGTTTCTGATGCTTATCGCAGTACCTGTTTTCCGGAGACACCGGTTCAGTTCAGGGCACCCGGGATGTCCGTCTCTCCTTCTGTGCCATCAGCCATCTGCGCTCGGCAATCTTCCATTCCCGGATAAGGATGTCGATCTCCTGAACGGCGGCATGGTCGGCGGCATACCAGTCTCCGTTACGGAACAAGCCATCCACAACCTTCATGGCCTTCACATGGATATCCTTTGCCCACCTGTCC